GTCCCTGTTACCTTTAGTGAATGACAAGGATCACTTTAATATTTTAGAAGGGTATGCAAACCAGAGGATTGAGGTTCTGCGTACTCTTCTAGAAACTTGCAAGGACCCTAACCGCATCCTAGAAATACAAGGCTCTATAACAGAGCTTCGTAGGATAGCTACCCTTAGACATGAAACCCTCAAAGGTGCAGAATAATGGGCGTATACGAAACCTTATTTGGCTCTGATAATGATAATCTAGAAGCTACCTCAGATAGACAAAGACGTAGACAAGACCCAGAAGGAAGATACCAACAGCGTCTTGAGGATGAAGGTGCGCTATACACAGTAGAAAATGTAGCTAATACTATTGCTGATTTTACTCCTATTATTGGAGATATAAAAGGTGGATACGAGACAGTTCAATTTATTATGGATGAACTATCTCAAGAAAATCCTAATTACTATTTAGTTGGGGCCTTGGGTGGTTTAGGGGCAGTAGCTACTATTATTGGATTAGTTCCGGGGGCAGGAGATGCCGCACAGAAGGCTATTATGTCTGGGGCTAGGATGGCTGCAGATAGAGCCAACAAACTTGTAGACTCTCTTCCAGAGTATGATCCTAATACATTGGGTTCTAACCTTGGTAATATGTTTGGGCATAATCAAGGCCCACCTTTAGATTTAGATAAAGCTACAAAAGATCAGCTAGACCCTGTGCGTGAGTCAGGAAGCTCTAAAGGATTTTATAAAAATAAAGCTCCAAACTATGTTCCTGATATAGAGGCACAGACTACTGATCAGGGCCTACTAATGCCTGAAAAACCTGTAAGAATAGAAGACTTACAAGGTTCAAAAATTATACCTCTTGTAGCTGACAGAACAGATGCAGGTAAACTTCTTACAGGTCTTAGAGGTGGGGCAAGAGATTATGACTTTGAGGTTCCTGTAGAGCTTCAAGGGGGCAGAGGATTTATAAGATATCCAGATTCAGGAGCTTTTGCTTCTAACGAAACAGTTATGCAAGGCCAAGCTACCGATGCTATGAATATAGGAAGAGAAGGTTTTGACGCTAAAGGCGTTTATATGACTATGAGTCCTGAAGGTGGCGATTTTAGTACTATGATGAGCGACACTGTTATTGAGATGATGAAACAGTCTCCCATCAAAAAGAAAGATATGAATGATCTAACAAAATGGGTAAAAACAAATGTAGACCCTAATTTTATTGGATTTGATAATTTAGACGCTGCTAAAAAATATTTAAAAGAAAATATTAATGGTACAAATAGACAACTTATTTGGAAAGAATTAGATAAAACAGATTATGTAGATAAAGGTTTTCCAACTATGGGGGATGCTAGAGTAGCTATAAGTGACCCCCGTTTAATAAGAAGTCCTACGCTTGAAGCAACTTCCGTTGCTAATTTTGACACCTCTGGAAACTTAATTACAGGACCCGTAAGACAAAATGAAACCTACTCTAGTCAAATAGGTCCTACGGGGGCTGCAGGGTATGCAGGAGAACTTGAACCTTTACCATATGAATTGTTATTAAGACGGTTTATTGAAAATCGTAGGGCTGCAGGGGGAAAGCGTTCAGGAGATTTTAGAGCAATACAAATGTCTAATATCACTGAAGAAGTAGATCAACAGATGGTAGATGAAGTCAATCAATACCTTAATATGTTGAATAGAGTAGAAAGAGAAGAATATCTTAGAAAACTTCCTGAAACAAGACAGAATACCCAAACATACAGTCTTGGTACACAAATGAATGATGCTCTAGGTGAAGTACCTGTAGCAACAAATAGAGATGAATTATTAGCAAACGCAGAATTAAATGCCCAAGAAGTTTTAGGCATATCAGATGATATGAAACAAACATGGAGAAAAAGTAAGGAAAAAAATAAACAGGTGCGTACCCCACAACTTCAACAGGGTATAGCTGCTATGTTAGAAAATGAAATTACTTATGAAGAATATTTAGAGTTAGCCGATGCATTCAGACCTATACAGCCTTTAACAGAAGTGCCAGAACTTCCTACTACTACAGATATAGTTTCTTCCCTTAAACCTGAACAGGTAAACAAAGGAATTATAGGAGTAACTAAAAATATAGAAGACGGTACTAGAGTTGCTTCTAGACTAGATATTAGTGCGTATGAAGATTTTAATACATGGGTTGTATCTCTTCACGATGGATTTAATGATGATCTTGCAGGACGATCTATTGGTCATGGGCAGGTAGCAGTATTAAGAAATGTAAATTTTAAAACAAATCCTAAAGCCGCTGCTAATATAGCTAAAGGAAAAGGCAAAGCTACTATAGCTCGTATTTTTGGGGATTATAAAAATGCTTCTCCTGAAGAAGTACAAAAAATGGCTGAAGAAATTATGGCTGATCCTAATAGTGGGTGGGTACAAGTTGGTATGAATCCATTTAGGCATTCTTTCTTTTATGATAAAGCAGATGGAATGCCCGTTACAGAGGCTACTGAGGTAATTCAAATAGGACCTTTAGTATTAGCCAAAGATGTAAAAAAGGTTGCCAGAGATGATCCCGAATTTAGTTTTTTAATGGATAAAAAAGACCCAACCAGTGTCAAAAACTACAGTCAAGGTGGACTTGCATTAGCAATAGGATATTAATATGGACCCATTAGTAGAACATCACTTTTATAATATAGCTAACGGTAAAGCCGTACAAAATGAAGATGGTAGTTTATCTACTGTTAAAGGCATAATTGTAGAGATAGATGGTAGAGATACACTCATTCCTTCTATTTGGGATGGGCAAGAAGTTTCTGAAGAAGTTGCTATAGAAAATGCAAAAAAATCAGGAGTAAACTGGCAAAAGGCGTTTGGTGATACGGCAGTCCAACAGCTTGAAGAAATAGAACAGGAAATAAAAACATTTGAAGATGAAAGCGGTAAGCTGCTTATGTCTGATGAGTGGACTCCAGAAGAAGCTCAAAAAATGTTAGATGATTACTATGAAGAAATCACAGGCACTCCTGAAGCCGATAAATTTAATTTTAGAGATTTTATGAAGCTAGGGGTAGCTGCAGGGTTAAGCACAGCTACTAGAATGGGTCTAATAGAAAGCCCTTTTCCTTACTTAAATTACTTACGAGATAATTTTGACGAGGGTGGGTTTTTAACGAAAGGAGATGGCATGAAAGGTCGCTCAGAAGAAGATAAAGAAATTGCAGACGAGGTAGAACAGGTAGACGTAGCGGAAGCAGATACAGATGATGATGGTTTTGTTTCCCCTTCAGAACGTGAAGTACAACTGGCTCTGCAAAAGAATGAATTAGTTGACGAGGAAGAGCTAGAAAAACTAAAGCCAGTAGAAGCCTACCACGGGGGAATGATGAGTTCTTGTGATGGGGGAGATGATTGCACTTGCGGCATGGATGATCCAATGGTATCTGGCTATGATGAAGTATCTGGTAACCCAATTCCAATTGGTTCCTCTGCAGAAAATGTGCGTGACGATATTCCTGCTAATCTTAGCACAGATGAATATGTACTCCCTGCTCATGTAGTTAAGTGGCATGGACTAAAACATATCATGGAGATGCAAAGTGAAGCAGAGATGGGCCTCATGTCTATGGAAATGAGTGGGCTTATCCATGAAGTATACGAAGAAGAACCCGATAGCGAAGGCACTGAGGACACCGAAGTTCAAGCCTCAGACGATTCCGAACAAGAAGAAGCCGAAGCGGAAGGAGAAACATCAGACGAAATTCCATCAGAAGAGATGGATGTAGAGGTCGCAGCCGTTGAGGTTGATGATCATTTAAATGACGAGGATGAAGAACTTTATCCAATGTCTCAACCACTCCCTGCAATTATGAAGAAACAAAAAATAGTTTTTGCAGTTTAACAAAATGGATACCCGATTAGTCGGACCCATAAGGAGCAATTATGCAAAAGAAGCAAAAGTATAACCGTATGCCTGAAGAAGACAATGAGTTGACCTACTCACAGGAAGTTATGGCACAACAACAACAAGAACCAACTGAGGTATTAGATGCTGAAGAGGAAAGTTATAAAAAACGCTATGTTGACATTCAGCGCCACATTCAAGAAATTCGTAATCAGAAAGATGCCGAAGTCGCAGCCATTAAAAAACAACTTGATGCAGCGACTAGGAAACAAATTAAATTTCCTAAAACTGATGAAGAGGTTGAAGCGTGGAGTAAGCGGTATCCTGACGTTGCCAAAATCGTTGATACTATTGCTCAAAAACGTGCTAATGAAGCCTTACGACTTGGTGAAGAACGTCTTAAAAAAGTTGAACAATTTGAGAAAAAAATTCACAGGCAATCAGCCGAACAACAACTAGCTGAACGACACCCTGACTATGCGACAATAAAGAAAGACCCTAAGTTTCACGAATGGGTTGCTCTACAGCATAGCACTATTCAAGACTCTGTATATAAAAATAATACAGACGCTGCATGGGCTGCTAGTACAATTGATCTCTACAAAGCTCAGACAGGAAAGAAAACACGCTCTAAGGGGGCCGCACAGGCGGTAGGACGTACTACTAGCACTGCTCCAAGTTCAGGACAGGGAATTAAATTTTCTGAAAGTCTTGTACAATCAATGAGTGATCGTGAATATGCAGCAAATGAAGAAGCCATAGAAGAAGCAATTCGGACAGGCAAATTCGCTTATGACATATCGGGGGCTGCAAGATAGTAATTAACTATTGTATAATAGTTGCCCCTGTGTTATAATGTAGTTGTAATATGATTTGCAGGACACCACTATGCAGTGGTATACCCTGCCCCTTCCAGATAAATATAACAAGGTATACCAGATCAAAGAGGACCACAAAGTTTCGTGATACCCTCAAGTAGTCTGCCACTAAGTTAGTCTTATCTGATCTAGCTACCTCTTCCTGTAAAGGACATAGGAGAGGTGTATCTAAAAGCCATTTCATATAGGAGAACAAAACAATGGCATTCGCAAAAGCATCGGGCTATACCAATCTTAACTCAGGTAACTTCAGCCCAGTAATCTATAGCAAAAAGGTCCAAAAGGCCTTTAGGACAGCATCTGTTGTAGACGCAGTAACTAACACTGACTACTCAGGTGAAATCGCAAACTTCGGTGACTCTGTTAAGATCATCAAAGAGCCAGATATCACAATCACAACATATGAGCGTGGTACTACTCTAGCAACTCAAGACCTCACAGACGCTGACTTCACTATGGTCGTTAACCAAGCAAACTATTTCCAGTTCGCAATTGACGATATTGAAGAAGCACACAGCCACGTTTCTTTTGGTGACTTGGCTAGTGATCGTGCAGGTTATAAATTGCGTGATACATTTGACTCAGAAGTACTACATCACATGGCAGGTTTTACTGCAGCAGGTGCAAGGCGTACTTCACTTGAAACAGGAAGCACTAAAGCAGACAGCAATGCCGATAATGACGAGTTGCTACCTGCTAACAAATTAGATATCACAGATTTTGGTGGTTCTGATCTTGGCGTTGAATCGGAAATTACATCTATTCCAATTGCTGCAGGTGGCGGTGCAGGTGGTATTACTTCACCACTAGCAATCCTAAACCGTATTGCACGACAAATGGATCAGGCGTCAGTAGACACTGACTCAAGATGGTGTGTGGTTGACCCTGTGTTTGCAGAAATATTAATGGATGAAGATTCAAAATTAATTAATTCTGACTTCGGTGGTGGAGACGAACTACGAAACGGACGTATGCCCGGACAACTTCGTGGGTTCACAATCTACAAATCCAATAACCTACCTTCACTAGGTACAGGTGCAGGAACTGCAGCATCTGCAGGTTCAGAAACTAACATGGGTTTCCTAGTGGCAGGACATTCATCTGCAGTAGCAACAGCGGAACAGATCGCTAAAACAGAGACTTTCCGTTCACCTACAACTTTCGCAGATATTGTTCGTGGAATGCAGTTATATGGACGCAAAATTCTACGTCCAGAGGCTCTATTTACAGCCGCTTACAACTTAGCGTAAGTTATACAATATTATGGGGGGCAGGTCAAGTCTTGCCCCTCAACTACATCCATTTAGGAATATTTTATGCCTTCTACCTATATAGACTTATGTAACAAAACTTTAAGGCGTCTGAACGAGGTAGAGATACCTGTTTCAGATTTTCCTACTGTAAGAGGTGTTCAGGCATTAGTAAAAGATGCAGTAAAAGCAGCTATAGCAAAAGTTAATCAAGCTGAGTATGAGTGGCCTTTTAACGCTGCAGAATTTACTCAGGTTTTATCAGTAGGTCAGTCAGAGTATTCTTGGCCTACCGCATTTAAAAAAGCAGATTGGAATACGTTTCAAATAATTTCTGATAGCTCTCTTAATACAGGATTTGATACCTTAAAGTATATTGAGCGAGATGAATGGTATAAAAGCTACAGAGATGATGATTATAATGCAGGAAGTAACGGGAGAGGTAAACCTGAATATGTATTTGCCTCTCATGGTACAGGATTTGGTGTAACCCCCTCTCCTAATGTGGCTTACTCTATAAGGTTTAGGTACTATCTAAATTATACTGATTTAGTTAATGATACGGACGTTACTAGAATACCAGAGAGTTTTGATACTGTTATTATAGATGGTGCTCTTTATCATATGTATATGTTTAAAGATAACCCAGAGTCAGCCCAAATAGCTTATCAAAGTTTCTTAGCAGGGCTAAAAGATTTACAAACCTTATTTATAAATAACTATGAGTATGTAAGGGATAGCAGGATCAAGTTCTAATGGCAGACCAGATACAATCATACAAGCTCGTATGTTCTGGGGGTCTTAATAGTAACGAGAACCATCTAGAATTATCTGACAAACTGTCAGGAGTAGCAACTAGACTAGTGAATTATGAACCCTCTTTATATGGAGGGTATCGTAGAATAGAAGGGTACGAAGTACTAGGAGGTATTGATACTGCCGTAGGGGGAGCAAATAGCGAAGGTAAAGTTCTAGGAGTATTTATATATCAAAATGAACAATATGGTAATCCATATATAATTGCAGCAAGAAAAGATGCAGGGGCTAATACATATTCATTCTGGAAGTTTTTAGATAATGTTGGATGGCAACAGATAACCACAGGACTTACGCTATCCCATACTATAAGTACTAGATCAGTTAACAAAGTTAGAGCAGCTACTTTTAATTTAGGACAGCAAAGTTTTATAGCTTTTGCAGACGGAGTAAACAACGGAATATTATTTGATGGAGTTAACTGGGCGTTTATTAACCCTTCAGCAACTGGTCAATCCTTTGCAGACTCTGGTGGCGCACAGGCAATTGCTGCCCCTAGTTTAGTAGAGTTTTTTAATAACGCTTTATGGTTTTCAGGAGATGAAGCATTTCCTACAAAGGTAGCAGTATCTGTAGCTAAAGACCCTTCAGACTTTGCCACCACAGCGGCTTCGGTTCCTTCAGGACAGCCCTCTAAAAATCTGGCTCAACAATTTGATGCTCCTTTTAGAATTGTACAAATTAAACCGTTCCGAAGTGATTTATATATTTTTGGTAATAATGCAATTCAGAAAGCAGAACAGGGTGATAGTTTATATGACACTGTAGATATTACTAAAAATGTAGGATGTATATCTAGAGACAGTGTAGTTGAGATTGGGGGAGACATTTTATTTCTAGCCCCTGACGGGTTTAGACCAGTAGCAGGTACTTCTCGAATTGGAGACGTAGAGCTTGAGTCAGTTAGTAAATCAATACAGGTTTTATTGACTACATTGATAGATAGACAAACGGAAGATAACATAAGTGCCGTAGTTATCAGAAATAAATCTCAGGTACGGTTTTTTGTCGGGGACCCTACAGTAGATGTTCAAAATTCATTTGGAATTATTGGGGGTCTTTATAATAAAGAGGGTCAAATTCAGTGGGCATATGGGGAGTTAATAGGAATAAGGGCTAGTTGCTGTACCAGTGGTTACATGGGAACCCAAGAAAGAATTTTACATGGGGACTTTGATGGTAAAGTTTACGAACAAGAAAAAGGTACTAGTTTTAACAATAGTAATATTCTTAGCGTTTACGAAACCCCTTACCTAGATTTTGGAGACACAGAACAACGAAAAATAATAAGAAAGTTAAATACTTTTATTCGGGCAGAAGGTCCCGTAGAATTATTTTTAACTCTTTCTTATAACTGGGGTGATAATGCTACTTTAACTCCATCAACTTACTCACAGGCTAGTGAAGGCGGTCAGATAGAATATGCAGGTCTTAATATAGATTATGGCGCAGCTAATGTTTTATATGGTGGTAACTCTAAGCCAATTATGACCACAGATGTACAAGGAAGCGGATTTTCAGTGAGTGCAACTTTTGTAACAATAGGACAATCAGAACCATTTTCTATTCAAGGTTTGGTTTTTGAGTTTAGTACTGCAGGGAGAAGATAATGACAGGTTATACAAGACAATCCATAGCCAGTATTATCAATGGTAGTAATATTACTGCTCCACCACTTAATGCAGAATTTGATCAATTACTTGCCGCCTTCAATGCTTCTAGTGGACATACTCACGATGGTACGTCTGCAGGGGCAGGACCTAAAATAAATTTAGCTACCTCTGTTTCTGGGTTACTTCCTGCAGTTAATGGTGGTTCTGGGGGAGCTAACAAATTAGATGCTACAGCAAACCCAACTATAGCAAATGATAGTAGTCAAGACTACGCAGTAGGCTCTGTTTGGATAAATGTAAGTACTGATAAGATATTTATCTGTGTAGATAGCTCAAGTAATGCCGCACAGTGGAGACAGGTAGTAGCTAATGATGGGCTAAAAATTGTTCCTGAAACTACTAATACTATAGACATTGGTAGCAGTTCCTTAAAATACAAAGACATTCACCTAGCAGGTAACGCCCTAATTGGCGGCACTCTTGGAGTAACAGGTCTTAGCACTCTAGCTTCTCTCAACTCTACCACCTCTACTCTAGGCTCAGTAACTGTAGGCGGTACTGGAAACAACGGCTCTATCAATGGCGTTGTAATTGGTAACACAAACGCATCTACAATAGCAGGTACAACAGTCTCTGCCTCTAGCGGATTTACAGGTGACCTTACTGGTAATGTGGCAGGTAACGTAACTGCTTCTTCGGGTACATCTACCTTTAACAACGTAGCCATAAATGGAAATTTAACAGGTAACCTTACTGGTGGTATCACTGGTAACGTAACTGCTTCATCTGGATCATCTACTTTCAATGATGTTACAATTAATGGCACATTGAACATGGACGCAGGTACGACAGGTACTATTACAAACCTTACTACCCCGACTAATCCAAATGATGCTGCTACGAAGGGCTATGTAGATACCGAAGTATCAAATCTTGTAGCTTCTGCCCCTGCAGCATTAGACACACTAAACGAATTAGCGGCTGCATTGGGAGATGATGCAAACTTCTCCACTACGATTACGAACAGTATAGCTACTAAACTACCTCTGGCAGGTGGCACTATGACAGGTGCTATCGATATGGGTAGCCAGAAGATTACGACTACTTATACGCCTATTAACACTGCAGACCTTACGAATAAATCTTATGTAGATACGCAAGATGCTCTCAAGCTCAGTCTCTCTGGTGGCACAATGTCTGGCGCTATTGCGATGGGCAACAATACGATTAGTGGTGTTCCAAATCCAACCGCTAATGATCAAGTTGCAAACAAAGCCTACGCAGACAGTATCCTAGGATCAGCAACTTCAGCCGCAACTTCTGCTACGGCAGCGGCTAACTCAGCGGCAGCGGCCCTTACTAGTGAACAGGCAGCGGCAGGTCATGCGACTACAGCCCAATCAGCAATCGCCTCATCACAACAATTTCTAGATACCTACTTCGTATCAGCAACAGCGCCTTCTGGTTCAAATCTTACTGTTGGTGATCTGTGGTTCGATACCGCCAACAACATAATGATGGTGTATGGCTCTGGTGGTTTCCAGAATGCAGGTAGCTCAGTCAACGGAACATCAGAGAGATCAGACTTTGTAGTAGGTACTTCATCAGGCTCCTACACAGGATCAACCACTACATTTCCTGCCGTTTACGATGCAGGTTTTGTAGACGTTTACCTTAACGGTGTGAAACTAGCACCCTCAGATTTCACCGCCACAACTGGAACGAATATCGTTCTTGGTTCAGCGGCTGCAACTGGCGATACAGTGGCTATCGTAGGTTACGGAACTTTCCAATTATCTAGCCACTATACAATAGCCCAAGTCGATGCGCTCATCGATGATGTGGAAACTCTAGCCCTAGCAGGACTCTAAAATGACAATTAACACAACGACACTCGAAGCTAATCTTACTACTAAGATTAACAATACCAGTGGCACTACGGACGGAAAAGAGTTCTTGCTACTGGGTAAAGCAGTAGAAGCGGTAAACAATGCTGTTTCTAATACTTCTTTAGTAAAAGCTAATAATCTATCTGACCTACCTAGTGCCTCTACAGCAAGGACCAACCTTGGTTTTGGTACAGCCGACATAGACTTTGGTAGTCAGAAAATTACCTATTCAAATAACTATGCACAATTAAGTGACCTTCCAAGTGCATCTACATATCATGGGATGTTTGCTCATGTTCATGCAACTGGCAAAGGTTATTATGCCCATGCAGGTAATTGGCTACCTGTAGTAAATGAGGATACCTCTGGAAACGTAACTCTTGGCGGTGACCTCACAATTACTGGAGGGCTGCAAGTCAACGGTACGACTACCACTATCAACTCAACTACCTTAACAGTAGATGATCTTAACATCACAGTGGCATCTGGGGCATCTAACGCAGCGGCTGCAAACGGCGCAGGTCTGACGGTGGATGGTGCTTCAGCTACGTTCAATTATGCCTCTACTGGTGATAAGTGGACTATGAATAAACCACTGGATGTCACTGGTGCGGTTACCGCTACTGGTGCTACTATAAATGGTAAACTAGATGTTGAAGAAATTGTTGAAAAAGCAACGGTAGATACTTCTACTACAGGTACAATTACTTTCGACACTACAGCCCAAGGCGTAATGTTCTTCAGTAACAACCAAACAGCTAACAGAACAATTAACTTTACTAATCTAAATACAGTACTGGAAATTGGTCAGTCGTTCACTTGTTCAATTGGCATGGTACAAGGAAGTACAGCCTATTACCTAAATGCCTATCAGATAGATGGATCAGCGGTAACGCCTAGATGGTCAGGTGGCACTGCACCTACTGGTGGTAATGCAACTAGCACCGACACTTATACATTTACCTTCATTAAAACTGCGAACAATGTTTTTGCTATCTTAGCCGCACAAACACAATACGCATAATAGAGGAAAATCAGAATGATTTTACCTAAAAAACCACAAATCTTATACACCCCCATGTTAGCCACTTTTGGTGGTGGCTCTGCTAGAGGCTACGGCTTCGGTGTAGGAGGTGGAATTCTACCCGGTGAAGCACTATTTGATGGTAGTAGGACTTATAGCTTTACCGTTCCAACAGGAGTGGAATCTATATCAATGGTTCTTGTTGGTGGTGGTGCAGGGGCTGATGGTAGTAACTGTGGCGGCGGCGGTGGCCTCACTTGGATTAATGATGTTGAGGTTGTTGAAGGTAATACCCTTACTATCAGGGCAGGAAGAACTGGAAGCAGGTTTGGTTCTGGTACAAACGGAGCAGCAGGATCAGATACAAATGGTGAAAGTAGTTACCTTCAATACGGCGGTGTAACAGTAGCTTCTGCGGAAGGTGGAACCAAAGGAGGTTCTAATAATGGCGGCCTTGGTGGACATCAATCACAGATACATTCTTCTTATCATAATCATGCCTATGGTGGCGGCAGAGGCGGTCATGGTGGCAACGGCAACGGCAACTCTAGAGGCGGCGGTGGCGGCGCAGGTGGTTATCAGGGGGTCGGTGGCAACGGCGGCGCAAACGGAAATAATTACGGCGATGGTGGTTTAGGCGGCGGTGGCGGCGGCGGTGGGGGCGCAAACTCCTCAGACGGCGGTCAAGGCGGCGGTGTAGGAATATTCGGGCAAGGCAATAGTGGTACTGGCGGCGCACCTGATAACTATGCGTTTCCGGGCACTGGTGGCTCTGGCGGTGGCGATGGTGCGAGAATGTATGGTTATTGGACTACTACGACAGGTGCATACGGCGGTGCCTCTGGTGCAGGTTCTGGTGGTGGTGGTCGAGGCGCTGTCCGAATTGTTTGGGGAAAGGACAGAACATTTCCCTCAACGAATGTAGACCTCGCTTCTAGCACAGGTGACATTTACCTCAATGGTGTACTTCAGTAATTAGGAGAAATTAAATGAGTAGAGCAAGAACTCTTGCCGACTTCATCAGTACAGGTGTGGGAACTGGTATCCTCGCTGATGGTGCTATTGATAGTACTGAAATAACAGGCGTAACGGTTTCTTCCGCTGAGATAAACTCAGTAATAACTAAAGCTCCTTCTGCATCTCCTACATTCACTGGGGATGTAACTATAGAAGATAAGATTGTACATGATGGAGATACTAATACAGCCATAAGGTTTCCTAGTACTGATACCGTTTCATTTGAAACAGGTGGAACAGAAAGGGCTAGGTTTGATGCGTCAGGAAATTTTGTTGTTGGAAAGACAACTACAACAGTAGATGTTCCGGGGGTAACTATTGAACCTAGTGGTAGACTCGAAACGACTACAACAGGAACTACGCCTCTTTTAGTAGGTAGGACTGATGAGGGACAATGGATTGGTTTTTATGAAGGAAGCACACAGAGAGCCGCTATTGGTAATATTCTTAATGATCTTTTTATTACATCTGCAAACTCTGGTTTAAGATTTGATTACAATAACACAAGAGTAATTCCTTGTACTTCAACAGGGGCGGCATCTGATAATACAGATGATTTTGGTGACCCTGCTTCACGATGGAAGGATGGTTACTTTGCAGGAACAATGACCGCAGGTTCATTTAGTGGGGATGGCTCTGCACTGACAGGCATACAAGGATTTTCGTATGCATCAACATTAGCATTTGGAGATTATTAACTATGGCTGACACACTCGAAGAAATTTACAAAGCAACGCTTACCGAAAGTAGCTTTAATGCTAGTGGCGAGGCTACTGCTTTTACCACAAACTCGACTACGAGATATGTAGTCAAAGGAGTTAATGTTCAACAGGAAGATACAAATATATCTGTAGCTGCCGATATGTTAGTTAATGACTGTAAGGTTGCAGATGTATCTAGCTCTGTATCGGGTTCAGAAATAATTGGAACATCTTCAACAGTAAAAATTAAAACATCTACGTTTCCATTAACTTTTGAAGATCAATATTTTGGTTTTCTTCCACAAAACAAAACTCAAATTGATAAAAATATTACAGCATTTGTAAATACTATAGAAGATACTGGTCAAGGTAACATATCTTCCAATGGAATAACACCTATTGGTACTATCAATACTGATACTTACTACGCTCATTATCAACCTGTTGGGCCAAATGGTGTAGCTGTTAGACTTAGGTTTGATAACAATAGCATATCTCAAATGCACATTTATAATTCAAGTGGAACAGAAATAGCCAGTAACACCAATTCATATGCTCCAAAGTGTTTTGATCAGAGACGTTATGTGTACTGGTTAGATGGTCAAAATATAAAACAGTATGATACCCATAATAATACTACTGCAAACCTTCCTTGGGGTTTAGGCAGCCCAAACCAATCAACGTATCCTAAACTTTGTTGGGCAGGTAATGGTTGGATATGGGGTACTCCTAGATATAATTCTTCTAGTGCAGGTGACAGACCATTTATTTATAACCCTTCCACACAAACAGGTATAGATGCCAGTAATGGTAACAGTTTGAACAGTACATATAGCTCAACTAGTCAACCAATGTGGGCAGTACATGATGGTGATAGTACTATTGTTGTTTTGAGAATAGAGGGTGTTACAAACTGGAGAAAATTTAGTGTAGACACATCATCAGGAACTGTCACTGACGATGGGTCGATAACTCCAATTCAAATGTGGAGTACAAATCAATGGATGGATACACATGATAACAAACTCTATTATTATACATTTAATGGTAGAGTTGCATTTTATGATCCAGTAGAAAATGATTTTACTGAGACTACTTTGACTTTCTCAAACACTTCACCGGGGGATGGTAGAGGTAATCTTTGGGTTGGTTTTAGCACCCCAACTTCTTCTGAAATTTCTGCAAGAACATACGGAATTAATCCAAGTGCCACTTACAGATTTACTGGTATTAAATCGGAGGCTTAATTATGGGATTATCTTCTGGAGGAGGTTTAGTTTCTACTGCTACTAGTTCTGGTGGTGGTAGTGTATCATCATCAGGCTTAACTGAAGCACAAGTTGACGCTAGAATTACTGCTAATACGCCTTGGAAGTTTATTAGCAAAGTAGATATTACATCATCAACTGGGTATGCGGAGTTACCATTAGAAGGTAACCACACAACTTATAAACTTTTAGGTGATCAAATAGGAGGTACTACAGCGAACTATCCATATATAAGGCTTACACAAGCTTCGGGTGGTATTACTAGTGGATACGGATTGGGTAAGTGGTACGGATGGACTAGCTATAACTATTCATATAATGGAAACGCTTCTGAAATCCATTTACATCAATATAATGGCGATTGGGATAAAAATTTCGAATTTGTTTTTACAACAACAGAAAATAGTACAAGACCAATATTCAGATGGTCGTATGGCAATGCTACTTCCACATATGACCCATATATTTCGTTTGGTGGTGGACAATTAAATATTTCCACCTCTACTACGATAACTGGTGTTCAAGTACACATGAATACTGGAAATATAAGTCGAGGTTCCTTTAAACTTTATGGATTGAACAAACATGCCTAGATTTAAACAGACCCCCTATAAGCGAGTCTTTTTTACCGAAGAAGAAGAACTAGCCAGAGATGCAGAAGAACAAGCATGGGCTGATGGTGCAAACGATAGATTAGCAGCCGAACACAGAGATACTCGAAATCAGTTACTTGCAGACAGCGATTGGACACAGTTTAACGACAGCCCACTGAATAACGATAATAAGGTGCTTTGGGCTACATATCGATCCTCATTGAGGTCGCTTCCAGAGCATGAGAATTGGCCCAGTTTAGAGGATGCGGATTGGCCCACAAAACCATCATAAAGGCTTGTAAGGTTTCGTTATAGCTGTTATAAACACTAAGGATTTAATAAATAAAATCAAGGTACTTATGACAGAAACATCAGAGTTTCGGTCAGTCTTACTAAACCCACAGGAAGTTTTAAAATTCTGGCCCCAGTTTGAAGAAGACATAGAAAAAGCATTAGCACATTCTGTAATGGAACTATCGGCTTTTGATATTTGTAAACAGGCTCTAAGTGGAATTATACATGTCTGGCTGACTTTGGACACTAGTAATAAGATTGTATGCACAACTACAACAAGGTTTTTAAACTATCCTAACTACAAGGCTCTGCAGATAATTACTTGTACAGGTAAAGACAGAAAGTGGACTGAGTTTTACGAACAGCATAAAGCAATTGAAAATTTTGCAAAACAAAGTGGATGCAAAGGAATACAAGTCTGGGGCCGCAAAGGGTGGCAAAGACAACTAAAACGGCTTACCAGTGATGTAGGCACAAAATATAAGACACAATATTACGTCTACAGTATGGAGATTTAACATGACCTTATACAACCCATTTTTTAAGTTTCTTCACCCCCGTGACAGTGGGTTGATTGCTTTTGGAGGAGGAGGCGGTGGAGCTTCGGCTGAAGAAGTTGAAACTATTGTAGATGAAAAAATAGGAACTCCTTCAACCACAGGTACTGTGACCTCTGGTACTGGTACTATGGACTTACAAACTACCTCTGTAAATCCTGAAACTGGTGAAGTTACTACAGGTACAAACACAGTAGGGTTTGGGGGTAATGAAGTACCCGTAACTAACACTGTTAAGGGAGATACTGAAGCTCTTTTAGGTGGGCAGGATAAATTAGGTTCCCAGATTGATGCAGGATTTTCAAATTTTCAGCCTGTTAGTGTAACTAACACTACAATTGATACTTCAGACTTGGCTAAAGCTGATGCTATGAACCAAGGTTTTACCAATGTTCTAGAGGATACAGGAGCCATACGAGGAGAAGTATCAGGGCTAGGTACTAATATTTCTGATATAAAAACAGATACTGGTACTATTAGAACAGGAGTAGGAGACATTCAGACTACTCTTGGGGGGTCAGACGGTACTGGTGGCCTTATGGGAGATGTAGCCCAGTTAGGCACTGATGTAGGTCAACTAGGAACTGATATTGGTGTTACTGCAGATAGTGGTAGTGTAACAAGTCAGTTACAAGGTATAGGAACTAATATTAGAAACTTAGGTTCCTCAGAGTTAGATCAGTCTCAGATTGGTACTAGATTTGATAATGTAGATACTGCTATATCTACGGCTGATCAAAATGCTACGGCTGCATTTGAAAGGCTCATGGGTACACCTGACTCAGAGCTAGGAGGAGTTCTAGGAGATATTAAACAAAAAGTACTTGCAGGTCAGTTATCTGTTCAACAGGTAGTAGATGAAATTAAGAAGAACCAAGCACAAAATCAAGTAGATAATGCAGCTAGTCTTGGAACTCTTATTACAGGACAAGAGACAGCGGCTACTAACTTTGGCGATTTTACTAGGCAGTATACAACAGATACTAATTTAGCTAATAATGCTAGGGCAGACCTACAGAAACAAATTACTGGTGGGGTAGATACTTTACAAGGAAATATTGCAGGTGCTACAGGAACACTTAGCAATCAGGTAGCTAATCAGGCAGCTACTACAGAACAGGCGGCTGCAGATGCGGCACAAGCTGATGCTAGAAACTTTGCACAAATTATGCGTGATTTAAATGATGTAAATAGGCAGGTAGAAAGTGATCAGGCAAATGATGTACTTGCTAGATTAGATACTATACGAAATGTTCTAAGTACCCAAGGAGTTAATATAGACGAAAACATACGAAGGCAGTATGCTGACTTAGCTAACGCTTTTGATCAAACTGGAAGATTAATTACTCAGAGTGTAGATAATCAGGGTAATGTAATCCGAAGAGGTATGGATGATCAGAATAATTTACTTATAGCTACATTTGATGCAAATGGTAGAATTTTAGGACAAACTACAAGAAATATAAATGAACTTCTATCTCAGATGGACCGCCTTGGATACCAACAACAAGGAAGACAATTTGGTGACCTTACTGCAAGTGGATTAGGCTTAATGTCAGGGGAGCAAAATGCAGAACCCTTCATTCAACAGGCCGTAACATAGTGGAAGGTAATTATGCACCCAGATAAGATTTCTCAACAAGGGACTAACCTTGTAAAAAAGTTTGAAGGATTGCACAAAGTACATAAGGATGGTCTAGTACACAGCTATAGATGTCCTGCAGGAAAATACACGATAGGATTTGGCGCGACTAAGGGAGTTCGCTCTGGTCAAACCATGACAAAGGAAGAGGCAGAGACACGCCTCATACATGATTTAAACGAACATGGCAAAATAGTTAAGAAGTATGTCCATGTCCCGTTGACTCAAAATCAGTATGACAGTTTGACCTCTTTTGTATTTAACTTAGGTGGTGGGGCTTTCCGTAGTTCTACTCTTCTAAAGAAGCTCAATCAGGGCCTGTATGACGAAGTACCAGAACAGCTTATGCGTTGGAACAAGGCACGTATAGATGGTAAACTTACTCCATTACGAGGACTGACTAGACGTAGGGCTGCAGAGGCTGCACTATTTTCAATGGATGCCAAGATGCCTTCAGATGAAGGTGGTCCTGAGATGCCTCAGAAACCTACTGCAGAAGCTCCTAAGTCTCTACTAAAAAGTAAGACAATGGCAGGGGCAGGGATTGCAGGTGCGGCTACAGGATTAAATGAAGTGGCAGGTCAACTACAGGGGCTAGTGGCCTATGCAGATAGTCTCAAGACTATATTCTTAGTTTGTGCAATCGGTGGTATAGCTCTAGCAGCATACGCACGATGGAAAGATAACAAGGAAGGCGTACACTAGTGTTTATTTTTAGTAAGATAAAAACTTACATTATTGGAGCTTTAGCATTGGCTATCCCTATCATTTACGTGATGGGGAAAGTCGTGGGAGCTAATAAAGAAAAGAATAAAATACTTAAAGACGATCTTCAGGCCTCAAAGAAAAAGACAGACTTTTATAAGAAAATGGCAGAGCATGAAAAAGATAGTATTACTGATCGCCCTAGTCTCATTAAGCGGCTGCGCGGAAACGGTCTATAGAACCGACTTAGAGATTTATTGCCCACCAGTAGAAAAGTACTCAGAGGATTTTAATGAGACACTGGCTGCAGAGTTAGATGTTTTAGATGAAGCATACGAGGCAATTCCTGAAGTGGTAACAGATTACATACTACTACGTGATCGCATTCGCCAGTGTAATGCTGAGAAGGAAAAACTATAATGGCATATACTATTCAGTCGGGGGATACACTTAGCGAGATTGCTGCAGCCAACAATACTACAGTAGAGGCTATAGCATCAGCTAATAACATCTCTAATGTAAATGAAATTCAAGCAGGTGCTTCTTTAAATATTCCCAATAGCAATAGTGGTGGTGGTAATATTGTTACTAACACTGTTAGCAATATAGCCTCTGGCGTATCCAATGCAGTCTCTGGTATTGCAAATGATATTCAAATGGGAGCCTATAATCTAATTTATGATGAAAACCAAATGGTAGAAAAATTTGGGCAAGATGCGTATGATGATTATGTGGCTCGTACTGCAGTTACTTCTAAAATTGTGAAAGCGGTTCAGGCAGGTGATCCTACGGGACTCACTGATGAAGAACTATTTAGATATAATCATATGATGGATACGGGTAGCGACACTGATGGCACTAGTATGTCAGAACTTAGTGAAGTTACAGGTCTTGATGTAGATGGTGAGGGAACAGAAGAAGAGCTTAGTTATGCAGAACAGGTTCTACAGTGGGCTACTGAAACTGGTGTAATACAGAAACAGGAAGACATAGAAGCTATCATAGCTGATCCTATGAAGTGGATGAGTGATAATAAGTTTGACCTCAAAAGTGCCATTCCTAATTTAGATGTTGATGCGGCAGGTACTTCCATAGATGCCAGTGCAGATAAGTTTAAGTTAGATGATGTATCTATGGACCCTTCTACTGTAGATATTAATGATTTGGATACGGTAGATGAAGTTACAGTATCTACCCCCGTAAGCTATGATGTAACCTCTGCAGCCTCTGGTCTTACAGATGATATGATGGTGGACCCTGTTACGGGTGAAGTATCTAAAACGGTAGATGCAGAAGAATATACTGTAGACCTCAAAGGCAAAGCCACAGGGATTAATGCAGATGGTTCTGTAGACTATACAGGAAAGGCTCTGAATAACTGGGCTGCACAAGATTTTTCCAACATTATTGACACTAGTACCCCTGCAGGTCGAGAACTCGCCCGACAGCTAGGGGAAGGTAACTATACAGATAAACGTGCTACTACTGCAGGTCAGATAGAAATATTAACTAAACAATTTGTTAATGATCAAGGCGAGTATGTAATTCCTGTATGGGCCAGAGGACTTGCTAAAAGTGTAAATGGTTCTCTTAATATGACAGGGGCGGCTGCAGATGCAGCAATGGCTCAAGCAATCATGTCCTCAGTAATTCAGATTGCAGACAAAGACGCAAAGTTTTTTCAAGAGCTAACCATCAAAAATTTAACAAATAGACAGGCAGCTATTATAAACAAAGCTACTGTACTAGCTAATTTTGATACTGCTAATATGAATGCTAGACAAACGGCTGCAGTAGAAAATGCTAAAGCCTTCTTGCAGATGGACATTAAAAATCTTACTAATGAGCAACAGGCCGAAGTAATTAACAAGGCTGCTATGGTAACGGCTCTATTTGATGATGTTAAAGCAATAAATGCAGAGAAGGCATTTGATGCCGCTAATCTAAATGATTTTAATAAATTTTATGCTGAACTTAATGTAGCAGTGCAAAAGCATAATACTGCAGAAATTAATGCTCTAAAGAAATTTAATGCAGGGGAAATTAATGATGCAGCCCAGTTTGTATTAGATATACAAAATAGCAGGGATCAATTCTATCGAACTATGCAATATAATATTGACCGTTTTAATGCAGGATGGCGACAAGATGTTACCATGAAAGAATTTGAAACGGAGTGGGATGCTACAACTACAGATGTTAAAAATGCATTTGGTTTTACCACTGAACTACATAATCAGATTTGGGATGATGCCGATTCCATGTTGAATATGGTAGCTAATATGTCAAGTAAAGAACAGGATAGAATACTCCAACTTACGGTAGCTCAGATACAGGCACAAGCAGGTAGAAAAAGTGGTAACTCATTGCTAGGTGGCATACTAAGTTTAGGTTCTGCCTTCCTGAGTACTTCTACAGGCTCTAAAATATTTGCTAAAGCCATTGGTCTTCCAATACCATAATAGAGGATAATAATATGCGTTTTGATGAGGCAGTATTAATAGCCATGCAGAAGTTTAGGACGGGGGATGTACTCGCCAAAACTAAAGAACTCAAAGGTGGTGCAGTTAGATACACTCCTGAGTATTTTGATGAGCTAGAAAAAGATATATTAGGTGAAGACGTAGAAGCTGATCTTGATCAGGAAATGGAGATAGAAGATGAAACTTAAAGCTCCTATTCCGGGCGAAAACTTAGTAGCAGATGGTCGTAATTATCCGTGGCGTAGAGCGCCCGAAATAGTAGATTATGATGAAGCAGTGGAGTCCATCCTAAATAAAGTGGATGAAGATGTAGAACTAGAAGCTGTGTTTGCCATGATGGATGTTGGGGCCGATATGGTCACAATTACATCTACTTTGCTACTTAACTATATAGGTATGGGCAAAGTAAGCATAGACTTAGCTCTACTTATGGCAGGGCCTCTGTCCCGTTATTTAGAAATAAAAGCAAAGTCTGCAGGAGTAGATTTTGATCTAGGACTTGTAAATGAAAACCGTAAGCCGATTACTGCAGAAGATATGCGTATGGCAATGGGCATTGTACAACAAGATGAAGAAGAAGAAACTCCTGTATTAGATTTGCCCCAAGAAGCTCCTGAAGAGGAAGCTCCTGAAGATAGTTTGATGGCACAGCCTCCTGTGGCCTCTGAAGAAGAACAATCTTCTATGCTAGGCATGGATGAAGAAGAAGAAGAAGAGATTGCTAATGGCTAAAATACGTTTCTCAGATAAAGTAGCTGAAGTTCAAGGACAACTTGCTGAAGGGGGGTTTATGGATAAGCCCACTCTGGGCGATTACATGACTGTTGCCGCACAAAATCTTGCGACAGGGCTTCAGGCTGCAGAAAAAGAACGTATGATTAAAGAGAAAGAAGAACGGGCAGAGGCGGCAGCTAAAGCAGAACGCATTCGTAAAGAACAACTAGAAGAAGAAAAACAAGTTAAAAAACTTAAAGCAGCTATTAATGCAGCCTTAGATATTGAGCTTGGGAGTAAAGAGAATATAGATTGGCAATGGTCAAACATAGAAGGTGGCAGACCTTCTGTTGTCAGTAATATTTTTTCTGTATTAAATGCTAATGATGTTGATCCTTCTCAGGTATCTGGGTACATCAATCTGATGTATGATAGAGGGGCTTTTGATGCGGCTGCTATAAAAAGAGATATATCTCTTGATACTCAGACTATAGATGATCAAACAGATTCAGCCCTTGGTACAACTACTACATCTTCTATAAAAATAGGTAGTTCCTATACTGATGATACTAATTATTTTGTTGAGTTTGGAAAAACTAAAGTTGATTTATTTGCCCCTGCTAATGTTGCTACAGAAAGCACTTGGCAGCAATCTATAGCAGATATCCAGAATGCTACATATGGACAGCTTCGCAAAGATGCAGAAATTTCTGCTATTAAACAAAAAGCAAAAGATATGGGGTGGGTTACTGTAGGAGACAGAACTCTCAAAGAAGTAAAAGACATGAAAACTTCTACTGAAATTGAGGATTGGGCAGCTACTCAAAATCTTAATGATGAAGATGCAACTACAGTAGAAGCTGTTATTGAAACTAAAAAAGACATTGAAGATAAAAAACTTTGGTTTAATCAGCCCGTCAGTAAAATAATTGAATGGAACTATGACGGGGATAGTAAAAATAAAGGCGCAATACTAGATGCTCAAATAGGACTACAGTTAGCCCTTAGTGAGGATTTGAACCTTCTCCCTCAGAAGAGAGCTAGTGCTAAAGAAAAATATGAAAAGCTAATGACCGCTAAATCCACTATAGCTCTCTTAAATGGTCAAGCTAAATTTGATGAAGTAAGTGACTTAATTCCTTTCATGGGCAAAGACGTAACTGAATTAACTAATTTAAGAGCAATGATAGTTCAGTTAGGTGCGCCTGATGATGTTCAACAAACGATGGGACTTATACTAAGTCAGGCTATAGAGCAACGAGATGCAGAAGAGCAAAAGCGTATGTTGCTGCTTGAACCTAAAAAGATAGCTTATATGGATTTTGTTGAGTCTGAGGAATATAAAGAAGACTTAATTAAAGGTGTGTCTATAGGTGATCTATCAGCCCGTTTTGAAAAACGGTGGTCACAGGCAACCAGTATTGCACAACAGCCTAAAGATTGGTTTGAAGAACCAGAAAACTTGCGTTCCTTAACTTTAGATGAAGTTAATCTTCTAATAAATGCTCAGATAGTAACAGAAAATCATCCTGCTTATGATACTATCACCAAGATTAAAACTTCGCTAGAGGGTGCACAAACAGACGATGATATAGCTGACTTGTCTACTAAAATTAGTGAAGCCGCTAATAAAGGCCCTAAAGCTCTAGAACTTCTAGCTTTAGAAACAGGTGCAGCGTCTCTTCTAACTAACGATACCTTGGCTGATCAATATAGTAAGGCTATGGCTATAGCAAATGCATACACAGAGCCTGAAGAGATAGATGAATATCAGATGGTTCTACGGGCAGCGATAGCTGAAGCAGAAGAAAATAATGTAGACTTCTCAACTATGAGTTCAGGAGATATTAGTAAGTTTTTTGGGGAAGTAAAACTAAACTACGATGCCGCTAGAACAGCTACTAAAGATGAGAACTACGGCATAGAAGAGTTCCAATCTGAGCTAGTTAAATACTCATTAGCTCTAGCAAATAATCCAAATGATAAAGCTGCTAAAGATTGGTTAAATAAACAGGCTCCTATTATAGAGAGTTCTCTTCTTAGAGTATCAGGCATGAATGATGAGGCTAAGATGTTAGCTAAACTCAGAAATCGTGGCCTAGATGATACTGATGAAAATAGAAGACTTATTGCATCGGCTGATGATCTTAAAATTACTACTTCTTTCTCAGGCTTCCCAATGATCGTTAATAAACTTACTAGTGACGCCACGATTATAGGGTCAGGGGATGATACTGCAAATATTCCTGCCACAATGGATAACCTTGATAATACTCTTACGGATATGAAAAACAATCCTAATGAGTATAACTATATAGGTAAAGTCTCTGTAGCAGAAGATGGCGCATTAACTATTGATGTACGCAATGGTCAAACAATCACCCTTACTGCAGATCAGATAAGAGAGAGTGCAGAGTTTGATAAAGAACTGGCTATGTCTCAGTCGGTTCAAGAAGGCATACCTATGTCACAAGGTCCGGGGTCTTATATTAGACAGGGACTAGCTGCAATATCAGATATAACCTTTGGACTTCCTCCAGAAAGCGATAGGGCCAAGACTACTGCAGCAATAGGCTTCTTAGAAAAACTGAAGATTAACACTATCCTTAAACTTTCTGCAGCGCAGGGAACTAGAGACAGTGTATGGCAGAAACAGGCTTTGAGTATTACTCTTCCAGAACGAGGGCTGCTTAAAGGCAATCAGTTAGCACTTCAAGACTTTGAAAATACTCTATCAGGGTTAATAGAAACAAAAAATATCTTAGATGATATAATGACAGAGGCTAAGACACCAGAAGGTGCTACTGATAAGTCTATAACTGCTAAGTCTGCCCGAACTCTAAAAGATATAAACTCTCTAATACCTGTATATCAAGAGGTGGTTAGATTGTTTAAAGAAGGTGGAGCTACGTCAGATAAATCTTCGGGGTCGGGGAAGAGTGGAAATATTCAAGACTTAAATCTACAAAAAGGTAGTTTTACTACAGGTGAAGGTGAAAACAGATGAGTTCTGTAAACTTAAACTTTTTAAATGATTTATCTTCTCAGTATGGGGCTACTGACACCTTAGATGAATTTATTAAGGCCGAAGGGCCAAATATAACCGTGGATGGAGAGTCCTATGATCTTAATATGATCCGTGGGCTTATGACAGAGGACGGGGAACGAAACTTCACAGACGAAGACATTATCACCTTTATGAATAAGGGGGTGTCTGTAGACTACAGCATTGATAGTGCAGGGGATGCTGCATTAGCAGGGGTAGGAAGCGGAAGCCTTGGTGTACTAGGCGCACCTGTAGATATAGTTAATTCTATTACCCGTGGGATAGAAGATGTTACTAGGGCAGGAGTTAACAAATTAGCTAGTATAAATGCTCCTGAAGGAGTAGATGATCCTAATTCCCCTAACTATGATCCAGACTTTTATTTAAGTAGAAATCCTGAAGATTTTATTTTCAGTAGCACTAAGCCTTTTGCAGGTAAAGAGAGCATTGCTGAAGGACTAGAGACTACATACGCTCTTGTGGGTTCTGACTTTGAATACAAGCTAGATAAGATGGAGATACCTGAAGAGTATCGCTATGCTTATGTTATGGCAGAGATAGCGGCTGAGAATGCTCCTATCGTATTTGGTCTTCCTGTAGTAGCTGCTACTAAGGCAGGTAGTGGTAAACCTGTTCATGCTTTTTGGGACGAGATAATTAAGGACCCTAAGAAGTTTGTAATGACAGAGAGTGCCGCTACTTCAGGTGGTGCAGCATTTGTTGGAATAGCTGAACAACAACAAGTAGAAAATCCCTACGCCAGAATGGGCATAGAATTTCTTGGTAACTTAGCAGGGGGAGCATCGGCAAACCCTAAAAGTATATTTGAAACAGGTGTCAAAGGCGCACTTAAACTTCCTATAGTAGGGGCAGTACTTAAAGGTAAGAGTAAGTCTGCAGCCCGTATTGCTGCCTTCCAAGAATTAAAGAGAAGTTTAAATTCTACTCATAAAAATCTACTAAAAAAATCAGAGGAATTAAGACAAGAAGCTGCAAACGCACAAACTGCTTCGGAAAGAGATGCTTTTCTTCAACAGGCAGATGCCGCTGAGAACGAAGCAGGGCTTTATGAATTAAGTTTTGTGTTTAATACTATGGAAAAGGGCTATCGGGATATTTACCGTTTAGCAGAAGGTCAAGATATTGATCCTATAGATAGTGAAGTGTTTGCAGGTAACTTTGCAAACAACCCTGCAATAGTAGAATTACAAAAATACTTTTCTAATCAAGACAGTGTATTTGACGCACAAGTTATACAGAATGCCCAAGAGTCTATAGCATATATGTTATCGGCTGCAGAGGCTATGGCTAGAGGTGGCAACCCTGAAGCTGCCCAGATTATGACTAACAACGCCTATCAACAGGCTGTTAATATGGTTATGATAGATGCCCAAGACAAAGCTCAAAAGCTATTGCAGGGGGTTAGAGGTAACGTAGATCAACAATCCGTAATAGATGCATCTATACAAGCTCAGAAACTTATATCTGAAGCTAGGCAGAGTTGGAGTGGCATGGAAGACTATCTGTGGCAGACTATTCCAACAGACATAATGGTAGAGAATAATAAATTTATTGAAGAAATTAGAAGTATTTATTCTGGCCCAGATAGAGTTTTATTCAGTGAACAATCTGTAACTGGATCAGGCGAACTAGATGCTGTTCTTAGTAGATTAGGAAATGCAGATACAATATCTCTTGGGGACCTAAAACTTATTAGATCACAGTTGTTGCAGTTAGCTAGAACTAGCAGTTCAGGGTTAAACCCAGACTTTAGAGCTTCTGGTATTTATAGTCGCCTAGCAAATTCTACACTCAAGGATATAACTGAAAGTAATATTCCTGAAAATATTCTAGCAGAATTTAATCTAGCTAGAGCTTTTTCTAGTAGGCTACATGAAAGATTTGATACGGGCTTTAATGCGGAGTTACTTAATTTAACAGGTCAGGCAACTAGTGATTTAGCAATGACACCTGAAATGTCTCTTACCAGAGCATATGGTGGTGGTGGAATACAGGGTAAAGAAAATTTAGAGGATATGCAGGTTGCTGCTTCAGAAACTGATACAGTAGAAGCTGCTATGACAGCTAAAATGATGGATGATGCCGCTGTAGCTGCAGGGATGGAAAAAGGCAGTGGCGAAACTATAATAACTCCTGCACCGTCTTCTACGTCAGTAGTTCGTACCGAAGGTCCTATGCCTTATACCCCACCTAATCAGACAGCATATCCATTTAAGCCTGTTCCTGAAAACCGTATGACCATAGACGAAGATGGGAATGTAGTTCCAGAGCCTAATCAGGGACAGCCTAGATTTAGAGATAATGATCCTAGAACTAGAACTCGTAATGATATATTTCCACCAGAGGGATCAGAGACTGCAGACACACTTAACAATATGTTTGGGTTTAACAGAAGTAATTCTCCTGAAGTTGATCCACCAAAGGATTTGTCAGATGCAGAGATAAACTCTCAGGCAGATGAAATATATGGAGATGGTCCACCAGAGGAAGTTGTAGGTGGGGAAGTAGCAGTAGCAGATACACCTACTCCTTTTGGTCCTGCAATGTCAGAGGCTCAAGAAACATTTTTAAGAAATCTAGTATATACAAAGTTACTAGATAGTAAGACTGTTAAGACACCAGAAGGGGATACTAAAACTCTTTTAACTCTTAGCCCCGAAAAAGTAAGACAGTGGAAACTTGATAATGAGGCACTACTCAGTCGCTTCCCAGACCTAGCTACAGACATTGATCTTGCTATAGATGCTAGAAGAGTAATGGATCGAATGGATTCAGAACTATCTGCAGTAGCGGAAGGTAATCTTTCTCAGAATATAAATGATATATTTACTGGTAATGTAAATAGATTAGATAGACTGCAAGAATTAAAACAGGTTGCTTCTAGTGTAGCTAATCAAGGAGACAATGCTCCCAAGGCGGCTCTAAGAAATTCTATTATGGATTACATATTTAGAATATCGGAAAGACCTTCTGATCCCTCAATAGATTACTTAGAAAAGGGATCACCTAACTTTCAGGCTATAGCTAAAAATTTATTAACTCCTATCAATGATCAGGGGATGACTTTACTTGATGCATTGGCATACAAGAAACCAGACAATCCTAATGATTACGCTATCCTGCAGCCAGATGAGATTGCAGCCGTAGCTAGGTTCTTACAGGAAGGGATCAACATTGAGAACTCTTTACGTCCCAGAGCTACCCCAGAGGAAGTAATTACGCCTACTGGTGATCTACAAACAAACCTTGCTAGGATTGTGGGTGCTAATATTGGTGCTACCTTTGGAGAAGGTGGGGCTTCATTACAGACTGCCCAGATTGTCTCAGGACAGTTCAAGAAATTAGTTAGTTCACTACCTCTAGCCAACCAAAAGAAGGCTATGCAAGACTTACTTAAAAGCCCTAGAATACTTGTTGGTATGTATAAGAGGGACCCTTCAGTTAGGCTTACTAGCTTTCAAGCATATAAAGAAAGTATCATTAGTCGATATAATGAAGCAGGGGTCAAAGGAGTTGCAGGTAAATTAGCTAAAGATGCTACTATGGGAACAGTTAATGTTATTGCTGATGGGCTTACTGATACGCCTGTAAGTGCTAGACTTGGTGCTACTACAGGAGAGAAAGACCTACCAGATGATGCTGTAGTCCAAACTGAAGAAATGCTATCTGAGGAAGAGGAAGAGTAAAAATAAACCCCCGTAAGTTTATGTGCCTACGAGGGTTTATCCATATCCATCGAATCGAGGAAACCAACCCCCGGAACTTATAGATTAGTTATAAAGCCCCCACACTGAAACGGAGAACAATGTGAGGGCTTCGACCAACTAAGAAGAGGTGACCAAACCTCATGCCTACAATATATAGTAGACCGCCCCCACCGTCAACCGATAGTGGGGGTTTTTCTTTAAAAACTTAGGTAATATCTACCATTTCACATACATCCCCAGAACACGCCATTGTTCTAGAACCTGCAGTGTTATCCTCTTGTTCATAGAGGTCTAGCTCATCCCAGTTAATATCTTTAGGCATAGACGCTAGAAGATCATCATATTCTTTTTTAGAGATATTCTGGTATGGAGCCTGTTGATAGGTGTGTTCCTCAAAAGGTAAGAAGCTAACCCCAGACATTTCATCAAAATGTTTAAAGACAAAAGAACCCACCTCTAGCCACTCATCAGGTTTGACGTTAATTGTGACGCTAGGCTTATGTTCACACCAGTTTCTCTGATAGATTAGCCAAGTCTCTAGCTGTTGAATAGCAGAGAAGTCTTTAGTGCATTTGGCTCCCTCTGGCGCTCTCATAGGAAAGCTAAATACCGTTGTGTGATCTGGCTTCATAAAGTCAGGCTCACTTGGTATGCCCTGATCTTTCATAAACTGAGTGAGAGGGTCTTTGTTATCTCCTCTAACTGTTCTGATATAGTAGGGCGAGTATCGTGGATGTAATCCACTGGCACTATCCACTAGCTGAGATACAGTCCCTGATGGTTTAACACAAGTTATAGCAGTACTAGCAGGTATCTCTAGTCTCTCTGCCCACTCTTTATTTGTTTTAACAGCTAACTGCCTAAGATGATTTAGAGTGTTAGCCAATGCTTCATTCTGAGTAGTCAGTAAAGGATTATCCATGATCCCAGTAAGGCTCACCCCAAGCAGACGCTCTTCCTCTGTATTATCTTTCCACGCTTTTCGTAAGTATGGGAAGTAAGTAAAGGTAGATTGAATAGTTCCTAAGATAGTAGCTAATCGGACCTTCTTCTCTATAGCTGCAATATCGTCTGTAGCTCTTACTACTACTTCACTAAGGTTACAAAACTGCATTGGCCTCAAGCTAATCTCAGAACACGGGTTGCAGCCAAACTCTTGATTAGCGTCCCGTCTGCCACTCATTTCGGCAATACTTTTACAAGCCTCTCTGTTAAAGATACCACGCTCACCACTTCCGCTTTCTACTAGTGCAGTCCACTCTCTGATAAACGACAATGCATCAGGAGTTTCAGTATAGACTACGCTGTTGTTAGCCAAGGCTCTGTGTGGAGCATTCTCCCACCACTTTCCTGACTTAGCATGGCGCATTCTATCGTCTGACAAATTAGATAGAGATATCATAGCTGAACGTCTAACACCGCCCATCACAATGACTTCGCCTATCTTACACATGATATCGTGACATTCGATAGAAGACAACTTACGTCCTTGAGCATTCTTAAATGTGGCAATGCTAAAGTTAAACAAATCTACTAGTGGGGCAGGGCCACTGGCTCTACCACCAAACGTCTTTAACCTAGAACCTGCAGGTCTTACTTTCGATACATCCCACTGAGGTATTTCACCTGCCCATAACAACGCTAAAATTTGCCTAAATCCTTTGGCCCATCCACGTTTGCTGTCTTGTATAACTACTGTAGTATCTGATGCAAATAGGTTCTCAGGCACTTCAGGAAGTTTATGTACATATTGGCGTTCCACACTAAAGCCTACGCCTGTCCCGTTAAGAAGTATATACATAGCTTCATCAAACGCTTTAGGATCATCTACTGGTAGGTAGGAACAGTTATACATACAGGTATTATCTCTTTCAGCCGCAGGTCCTGCAGTCATAAGTGACCGCATAGAAGGCATTATACTAAGGCCAAGGATAGCATCCCGTATTTCATCCACATAGGAGTCACTACCTATTAGAGGCCGAACTACATGGTCCATATACCTCTCTACAGTTTCACTCCAAGTTTCCCTTCGCTTCTCATCGTCTAGCCACCTTGCATAGCGAGAAGTGGCTATAAAGGTTTGGTAATCAGTTGGTAAGTAATTGTTCATCTTCTTCTCATTAGGTAAGGGGCCTAAACCGAAATACTCTCTTTGAGCATTGGTGTAGGCCATTGCTTCGATATCGTCCCGTGATATCATTGTAATTTAGTCTTGATTATATTTAGAGTCTTTCTCCAGAATGGAGATAAGTCTGTCTATGTACCATCTGCATTTATACAAGTCTTGCAGAGCTTTTTCCTTGTAGGGCCACCGCCACAAGTATTTAAAGGCTGACTGCCAACAGTATGCAGCATGGCCTGAAATATCTGATCCTTTAGTCATAGCTTCCATAGCATCAATACATTCTATAGAAGAGTTGTTATTGTAGTGAGGTGGGTTTTCTACCATGTCTATTCCAAACGTAGTACTGCCCATAGTAAGAGTTAAATCATCTTTATTAACGTGAGGTATGCTCATCAGTGTATCCTATTCTTCGGGTTTAATTTAATAACATTATCTTTTTTCTTTTTATCTTTATTTTCTTCTATGGCATCCATCAGGGCTTGGTCTGGTTCAAATATAAACTCATCACCAAAGTCTTCTCCTGATACTGCTTTAGCTATCTCAGATAGTTGTCTAAGCATATTGCCAGTAACAGCAAAACCCTCCATGCTTATCTTTAATTCATGCATTATCCCGTTAATTACGTCAAGATAAAACATTAGACTTTCTTCATGGTTTTTTAAATCTAAGTTATGTCCTATCTGAATGTCTACAGCATCTGTATGAGGGTTAACAAATAACTCTAAACGTAAACTATTTAACTCTAAATCATCTGCCATCAGGCTTACCTTTCTCATGCAAACTAAAGAAATGCTCTGCGTCCACAACTACGAGTGGCTTCTTTCTGTCTGCTTTTAATACTACTAAAGGCTCTGCATTCTGTGGACAGTTTTCAGTAGCTTGATCCATTAACTTGTATACTGCAAAATTTTTGTATGCTTTGCATTCAATCGAATAAGGAAACAGCTTACGGGCGGCAGGGCTGAGTTGTACGTCCTCACCACCTGCTCCCATAGATGTACTACGACAATCATCAGGCTCTAATTTAGGAAAGATAGCTAGTATCTTGTCCCTAACCCATTGCTGATGCCGCCTACCTTTTGCTTTAGCTGATTGAACGCTTATAGCCATTTAGGTAGTTCAATAAAGGTATAGCTTCCCCACCCAGTGCCATAATCCAAAGACTGATCTGCAAACGCTATCTGATCTAATGTATCATGCATACGTTGAGTAGCGTTTTCCATAAGTTCAGGAGTTACAACATGCATATGTGCAACATACGGGCTAGATTTTTCACAGGTTATAAACGAGAAAGTTTTCACATCAAACCCTGCTAGTTCTATTACATACTTATAGAACGCAGCCTGAATGTCATATGCATATTTAAAACACTCTTTAGAAAAACCTACAGGAGAGGCATCCACAGTTGTCTTAACATCATATACAGCGCCATCATCAGTAATCATAAGATCAGGTCTAGTTTTTAATTCTAAGCCAGTTCTTTTACACTTCTCAAAGATGCTAACTTCATTCATTCTGTCTTTGTGCCGTAGAGCTTTACTGCACTCAGGATGATCCAAAGCAGACTTAGCCATTCTGTGAGCCATGTGATACTCGACTTCATTAAGAAGTACCTGATCCTCTTCAAGACTTTCCTCTAATTCTTTAAATGCTTTAGAGGTTTTGGTCTTTGGCCCTTTCACCACTAAGTCTCTGTGCTCTTCAAGTAGTAGGGCATGAACAGCCGTACCAAGATTAAACGCTGTAGAAGATTTTTGCCTCTGGCCCTTCCAATGGGCCAAAGACTTTTTATACACAGTCTTAACTGTAGATGAGCCGATACCACTCATAGAATGGTATCTCTCATTAGACATATCTTTAATTACGCCCATTAGACTGCGGCTGCTATATAGTCTTGAGATAAGTCTTCTACTGCGTCATATAACTCCGCAGATTCGTCCTCATCCTGAACAACCTTTCTTGCATTTTTATATGCTTCGTCTATTCGAGCATTTTCAGATTTTACTAAACCAAAAACGTGCTTGATGCTTTCATCAGCCATCTCGTCCATAGTAATAAGATTATTAAACTGTGGGATAAAATGCATTACATAATATGATGCACCTTTAGGAGACTTCCGCTTCTCTGCACGAAGTATACTTTCAAAGTCCCAGATATTCATCCCCTGACGCATTTTGTTAATTACATCATGGTAAAAAGGACCATAGTTTTTACGCTTTAGTGAAAGTACACACGGCTGATTTTCGATAGTTACCTCTTTACCTTGGGCAGTCTTACCAGTGTATGACACTACGCCTCTAATAATGCGGTATCTATCTATTCCGTTATACTTCTCACGTTCCTTGGGGTCCATAGCCTGTTGATCTTCAAAGGTAGGTAGTCCACACATAACACCACCCATTTGATCCCTAGCTTCTTCCCGATTGTTTTTAACCAACAAAGATTTGTTAATTAATTTACCATCATCCCAATGTTGATATTGAATATGGTTACTGAAGGCGCGAAGCCTTACATTATCTTTTGCATATACCCGATCTTCTGGAGTATTAAGAAAAAATGCACCTAGAGGTATTTGATTACCATCTGCATCCTCACCAAAAGAATTAATTTTTAGAGTAGGAATACTGGGAGACTTTGCTCCTACAGACGCTCCTAGTTCTTCACTTATTTCAGCCAAACTCAAGCCATTTGTTTCTACTAATTCACTCATTTGAGTATCCTTCTATTAAGAGATTTCATTTTATCATTACTAGGCCAACTAATCAAGCATATTCTTTCTGATCTAGCCAATTATTTCCCCCTGAGATTTCTATCTCAAGAGGCACTACCATATTATAGTTCCACCTTTGTTGTGCTTCCTTGTCTACTCCTGTCATAGCCCAAGTCAAAGCCTCTTTAACAGTATCTAATTCATCAGGATAAACATCTACGCATATACTATCGTGTACTGTCAGGATCAACTTTGATTTTAGATTAAGTTCTCTAAACTTACGCCTAGCTCTGATACAGGCTAATTGAACAATGTCGGCTGCAAATCCCTGTACGGGATAGTTTAGTATCTGAGTTGCATTACTAACTCTATCTTTCTTGACCCGTACCACAGAAGGCCAGTAGTATTGTCTACCACTTGGAGTTTCCACAATACCATTTCTGAGCGCACCGTCCATAAGCCTCTGATGCCAAGAGTATATACCTTGGTACACCTCATAAAATTGGCTGAAGTAGGCCCTTATATGCTCTGCCTCTCCTGCGCCAGTGCCTCCAAATAGAGGTAGGAAGGTGTAGGCTTTTGCTTTCTGACGTTCCTCTTTAGTTACCTCTTCAGGTGGCTTTCTGCCAATGATACTGGCAGTCTGTCTGTGAATGTCTTTACCTTTCAGTATATCCGACAGCCCCTGACTGTCTCTACTGAGTTCCACACAGACTCGAAATTCAAGACCTGAGTAATCCGCTTCTAAAAATGTGCCGCCTTCAAAACGCGATATAAAGGCCTTACGCACGGGGAAGCCTCTTTTGGGCTGATTTTGTAAATTTGGACTCATACCCCCACCAGAGGACAGCCTACCCGTTGCAGCGATGCATTGGTTGAAGTTGGCATGAAGTAGGCCATTTTCTCTAACCCCACGCTTAATTCCTGCAACAAAACTATTTAAATAAGTAGAAACCGCATTCAGTCTGGTAAGCATAGTTAGAAACTGTACGGCTTTTACATTATCCTTACGCTCTGCCTGTTTAATTAAACGCTTGATGCTATTCTTATCAGTCTTGAAGCCAAGGATAGACGCATCATTAGGGTTCTGAGGAGACAGCTTTAGCCCTGCTACCTCTCCCGTAGGCATATAGATAGCACCACTGGCCTTACAAGTCTTACAGTTAGTTCTGTTCTTGTAGGGTTCGCCTTGTACTCTATACTTCTTACCTAACTTAGTTTTGGTCTTCACTTTATACTTCTGAATAGACCCTACACCTTGGCAATTAGGACACTGAACAGCTTTAGTTCTGTAGACCACCTGAGTTGTAGCCCTGACTGCACTAGTAAATTGCTTCGGAGTCATTCTAGGAGCCATCAATGCTTTACCTGCTTCGTTAGTTCCTATGTTGAATGTCTGAATGTGGGCTTCTCTGTTCTTTACTTCTCTACTGAAGATAACTTTAGTCATGTCAGCCCCACTATCTAAATTGATAGGAGTATCTCCCATAACCTCAGTAACTATATCATTAAGATTTTTAGTTAGCGTCTGTCTTTCAGTTTCAAACTCTTTCTCCACTTGCTCAAGAACATCCATATCTATCTGAGTGCCGTTGAGTTCTATGTCGCACAAGAACATGAGCATATCATTCATCTGTTTAATTACACTCAGGAGTGATCTGTTATGCTCTTTCTCAAAGCTCTGCATCTGAGATAGATATATCTCTCCACAAGTCTTTACGTCAGCTATGCCATACTCAGCTACATCGTTTAGGTCTATCTCAGAGAAACACATTCCAGATTTAAACTTCTCGTCAACTAAGTCAGATTTTTTGTAACTGTCTGTCTTTCTGCGTATGGCAGTTTCTTTCAGACTGATAGGAAGTCTTCTAGCTTTACTCAATACAAACTCTGCAATCATGGTGCAGTATATCTTATCAGGTATTAAAAAGCCCATTTCCAATAGCCATTCTACGTCAAACTTGGCATTGTGGATTACTAGTAAGTCAGCTTCTTTTAGATATTCCTGTAGCTGATCACCACTGTCGGGTTCTATACATTGGTTGTGGAAGAACACTTCTATCTCCACATGGTCTACAGTAGTTTCTCCAAGCCATCCATACTGGGCCATCACAGCTTTATTCAAAGGATTTTTAGGAGAGTTATCAATACGCCCGTCCTTTCGGACCACCGTAGTTTCTAAATCAAGTACAAGTATTTTCAAAAGTCTGGTTCTCCGTTTTCATCAAAGTTAGGTCTTCTA